CAAGTACAAGATTGGACCAAACTTAATAGAACTCCAAATGAGTACTATTTTATATTTGACACAAGGGATAAGATTCCAAATGAATATTATATAGATTTAAAAGTCATTTCTAGTGGAGAAGTAAATACTTATAAGAGACAGATTAAATTTCAAATCGTAAATAAAAAATAAAGATATTTATTAAATAAAGATATGGCAAATTTTATATTAGAACAATGTTCATCATCAAATCAATTCACAGTTGGTTTTGGTGTAAGTTTTACCCCAATAACGGGACAAACTTATTCATTTAGTAATGGACTAACAGGAGAAACTATTTGTGGTACCATATTAACTGGCACCACTGGAGCAACAACATATTCGGCAATCACCCAATATGATAATTGTAATGAATGTATTATTGATATACCAAGAAGTGCAAATACAGCATATGATATATGTGAAGTTTGTTCTGATGAAACAGTAATTACGGTTTATAATTTAACACCACCTCACCCTGTTTATACTGACGGATATGGTACTCCAGTCACTCAATTAAACATGGTCGTAATAGGAGGACCTAACGGATTAAATTCATAATACAATGAAAAGAGTAATAAGATTAAATGAAACGGACATTACCAATTTGGTAAAAAGAGTCCTCAATGAACAAAAAAGTGAACGATATATGTTCTTTTCAAATTTAGAACAAATGAGAAGACAATGTGATTTATTATTAAATTTTGATCGTAGTGAGGTTGAATCTATTTTAGATAATGGGCATGATTGGGCTCAAGATCATATTTCTGAGGCTAAAAACAATATGGATCAAGTATTTGATTTCATGATGAATGAAACTACAAGAGACGGTATGAAATCATCTACGAATATTGATGATGAAGATATGGTCATGATGGAAGGAGATAAAAAAGTTGGCACACCTCTTTGTGCAAGAGGTATTGCATCCGCAAAATCTAAATATGATGTATACCCTTCAGCATATGCAAATGGACACGCAGTACAAGTATGTAAAGGTACGATTAAAGGTCTTGATGGTAAAAAACATTGTTCAGGAGCATATTGTTAAAAATTTTTTAAAAATATTTTTTTATTCAAATAATTTATATATATTTGTAGACACATAAACTTTATACAAATATGAAAAACAGAGTAAAAAGATTCTTAAGTAGATTAAAACTTAAATTTTATATTTGGTCAAAAAAATCTTCAAATATTATACCAACTTATCAAAATGAAATCCTATCATATGAAAAGACCTGTTTTAAAATATGTCTTAAAATAATTCAACATAAAGATACGGAATTTATGATCGCCCCAATGTCTGATAAACGTTATCTTAAAAATGACGATATGAAAATTTTCATAACAATGACAGATCGTAGAGTTGAGATAACTAATCACGTTTACAATTATAATGTTAAACTACATGAAAGAGATTGGGAAAGATTAACGTATATTTTTGATCTTGAGGCAGATAAGAGAAGACTTAATTATGAGGGAGAGGTTAATTCACAAATCACTAACTCTCTACACAATATCTTAGACCGAGTTTCTAATTTCGATTAAAATATTATTAACTAAGGAATCTACGGATTCCTTTTTTGTTTTATATGATGTCATAATAGGTTTTTGTCCTTTTCCTGTCTGAGTGTCTTTTTTTTCTGCGGTTCTTTTTTGTTGACAGGCAGATCTTTTTTGTGAATCACTCATTTTACCTGCAACTCCAGCCGCCCTACATTTAGGGTAAGATCCTTTAGAAGTATCCTGTCGTCCACAGGGAGGGTGTTTGCCGTCAACTTTACTACAAATGTTAACCCAAGGACCTTTTGGTTGAGAAGACCCTTTAGGTTTCTTCTTTTTACCAAACCAAACTCCCAAATCTTCGTTAATAGTGTTTACATCATATGTATTAATATCATAATTATTATTTTTACCTTTTTCCCAAACACCAACAATTCTTTTTAAATTATTTTTTAAACTTTTTTTAATTGCAATATCATTTAATTTATTGTCTATAAATTCATAAAAAGGACCTAACTCACTTTTACTCCATTTTTTTAAACCAATTTCAATTGGACCACTATATTCACCAGCGGTAACACTTGTACTTGCTTCAGTTATTTCAACCCATTCATTTACAGGTACAATTTTTTTATTTTTACCAGGTGTTTGGTTAATATTATTACCATCATCATCACTAAATGTTGAATTTGGATGTTTTTTAATATAATTTGTAACTTTTTTTGCTTTAGATTCTATTTTTTTGATTTGTTTTTTTGTTTCATCCATTGTTCCATCATAACTATCAAATTCTAACATTGGACTATCGTATTTTGATACAGATATTGTGAATGGTCCGTTTTGAGAATTTTTAAATTTTCTTATACCTAATTGCATTGGAGCAACATATGAACCTCTACTCCCACCACTATCTGAAGTTGCTTCAGATAAAACTTTCTTTATTATTTGATTTAAATCCATAATTTGTCTACTATTGATAAATATCAACACAATACAAAATGGAAGAACAAGAAAATGAATTATTTGGTAACCTGTTTGGAACCATCAATTTACTAAGTGAAGAACATTTAGATGCAATTCTTATATCTATGAATAAAGATCATGCATTATATTATTTAATTGAGTCAGTTAAAGCATCACATAAACGTGGGGCATTTACAATTGGTGAATCTGAAGTTATATCAAAAGCCATTAGAGTGTTGTCAAAATTGGAAGAACCTAACCAAACTATTGATAAATAAAAAAAGGAGACAATTACTTGTCTCCTTTCTCTTATTCGGTATTTAATTGATTATCTCAATTCTCTCAAGTCAAATGTTCTAACTCCATCAACTGTGATACGTCCGTAGAAACGGTTATTAACCATTTTCTTAGCGTATCTTGTCATTATACCTTTGATAGGTGTAAAGTTGAATGGATTGTACATTGTAGGTGTCAATTGTAGAGGTACGTACGGTGCGTAGATGTAACCTGTGTCTAACAATGATGTTCCTTTGTGTCCTACTAACACTGTGTTAGCTGGGAAGTAAGGGTCACGGTAAACTTGGTAACGTCCTGCAAGAGTACCTACTCTTTCAATACCCATGTTATACTGATCTTGCTCAGGAGATGCGTTAGATACGTGGAAGTATTCTAAGTCATCAAAGATAGCTGAAATCTCAGAAGAAACTACGATCCAGTTAGCTCCACCTCTCAATGTAGATTTGTGGATTTGTGCTGACAATTGGTTAATCGCAGTAATCAAAGTTTGATTCCAATCTTTTTGAGTGTAAGATGTAGTTAAAGACAATCTTCTCCATCCGTTGTAATCCCAACGTAAGTTCCAAGCCGCTCCTTTTCTCAAGTCACGTAAGATCTCACGGTCAATCTCAGCTGCAACTTGCTCAGATAACAATGCAGTTAACTCAGCTTCAGCGTCGATGTTATGGAATGCTGCAACGTCTTGAGCTAACTCAGGAGACCATTGTGCTCTTAGTTTTCTTTCAGTTACAGAAACAGTTACTGATTCTAAATCGAAAGAAACCTCACCGATTTTATCTTCAAACTCTAAGTTTTTGTATCTTCTGTAAACCGCAGTAAAAGATCCTACTTCGTCAATTGCCGTTAAAGTTGTTCCTGTGTATCCGTCTAATGTAGTACCACAAGTAGCACATACAGGACAAGATAAATCAACTTCTAAATATATACAACCTTCTGAGTCACATATGTCATAGAAAGAACCACCGTTTCCACCTGTACTATTTGAAGAACTTGGGAAAACAGTTTGTGTTTGACTACCATATTTAACGATTCCTTTACCGTAGATTTGAGTAACAACTCTAAACAATAATGGACCGGTCCCTAAAGTACAAGGTGATGTTTCAGACGCAGTTAAACCTGTATAAGCAATGATTTTAAGGTCAGATAAAAAAGTTTCAGTATCTATCTCGTTACCATCAGGTCCGATTAATTTACCTTCACCCGCTCTGTTAAAGTCACATAGACTAATAATAACTTTTCTTGTTCCTGTTGTTGCAGTATACAATGGGTTATCATTACCTGCGTCCTCTAATTGACCAGTTGTTGGACTCCAAACTTGTACAGTTGTATCTGCAGTAACTGCAGTCCATTGACCTTTAGAGTAATCAAACAATCCTGGAGGATCTAAACCTGCTTCACCACCTTCGTAGAATAAATCGTAAAGGTTTTTAGCGTAAGGTGTGTTGTTAGCAGCCGTTCCACCTGGATATCCAGCATTTTCATTTGCTTGTGGTCCATCTGGTGCTCCGATTGGTGCGTAGTGAGTATTTGGATTTGTCGCATCACCGTTGTATCCTTGGATACGAGGTACAAAGAAGAACAATTTACCGATTGGTAAGTTCATTGCTTGTACAGAAACGATATCGTTAGCCAACAATTTAGAGAAAACTCTTCTTACGATTGGGAAAACAACTGTTTCAAATGCTCCATTGGAACCTTCAGAAGTTGCTTCGTTAATCAAGAAAGAAGCTTGGTTTTCATATAACTGTGCTACGTTTTCTTTTAGGTGGCCTTTAAGGCCTTCAAGGAATCCTAATTTATCCCATTTGTTAATAGTATCTTCTTTGATAACTTTAAGGTGTTTTAACCCGATGTTACCAACTAATCCTGATTCTAATAATGCTCCCATTTTAAAATATTTGGTTTTTAATTTTTATTTATTTATTTTTGATTACCCTAATTTACTCATTAAATCTTTCATTCTTAAGAACTGAGGATTCTCATATGTTTTAGATTCGATTAGATTGATTGCTGAACCTGTTGAAGGCGCTTTAGCAATTGTTCTTTCTAATGATTCATTCATAGGTTGAGAAGAAGTCCCTGTA